AATCTGTTTTAATACGGCCTCTACCATAAAAACCTTCTGTGTATGATTTATAAGCAAGTTTATTTAAGTTTACAAAACCTGTAGGATTTTTTATAAAAATAGATTGGTGAGAATTGTTCCCTTCATATTTTTTTTCTTCGAATTGGCCCATGGCATTATTCACATAAGCCTCCATTCCGATGATTGGCTTTACTCCAGCAGCCTTACATTTTTTCCAAAATTCAAATGTACCAGACATGGTTCCATGGTCTGTAATTGCCATTGCTGGGTGATTATATTCTTTTGCCAGCTTTACATAGTTGTCAACACTTCCAGCACCATCAAGAATAGAATGAAATGTATGAAGATGAAGATGAGCCATAGGCTTTTTCTTCCTATCTAAAATCTCAATCTCTTTTTTTAGTTCATCCTTCTCCTTTTCAAACTTTTCAAAGTTCTCCTTTGTAGGTGGAAGATTAACTATTGGAGTATGTGAACAACTACACTCGCTGGTGTGTCCGCACTGTTTTTGCATACGTATTTCTATTTAAGAGACACGAATATACTAATAAAAATATAATAAAACAAAATTAAGAATAATCACTACTGTAATCCTGCTTGGTTTTCAGTATTTTACGGGCCATTGTGGGCAATAATTCGTTTTTAAGCTTGGTTATCTTAGACCTAGCCTTTACACCCCTTGATTTTGGTTTTTTTGGACCCAAAAACTTTGTAATATCTTCCTCAATTTCAGATATTAATTTCTTAATATCATCCAAATCTTTTTTTATTTTATAGGTGTCATTTACATTAAAAAATTCATCAATTTTCATCTGAATCTTGGTTTGACTCTCCTGAATCATTTTGCTGAGTTAAGTCCTCATCATAAGTTTTAGAATCAGAATTTGAACTTGGTGCATTATCATCATTATCAAAATCATTTTCAGCCGTACTTATAGCATCTTCTTCTATGACTTCCTCAACTTCTTCAACAACTTCTTCAGAAATAATTTCTTTTGGTTTGAACATTTTTTCTAAAAAATTCATCATATCATTAGTTTCACTAACAAGTTTTTCGTTTTTAGAAAACAAAGGATTTTCTTCATTGCTTTCTTTTAATAACTTTTCGTCTGGAATGTTAGTTTTACTTTTATCTAAATCTTGTTGAATTCTTTCAAATAATTTTTCAGTCTTATAATTTAATTTTTGATTATTTTGCAATAAAGATGTTTCAGAATCTTCATTTATAGATTCATCCTTACCTAATAAATCATCTAAGTAATTATCAAACCTACTATCTGATTCTTTAAGCTTTCTTTTCAATATTACTTGTTTACTCTCAGCTAATGGAGGTAATTCTTCACCACCACCCGCTTCAGGAGTTGGTCCGCCTGCACCAGCATCTTCACCACCACCTAAATCAGCACCAACTTCACCGCCACCAGCTTCTGCGCCTAAATCAGGAGCGCCCATATCAAGGCCGCCACCTAATCCACCACCAAGAGAGCTTCCGCCTCCTCCGCCTCCGCCACCAGCGTCAGCTCCACCTTCGTCACCACCACCTGGTTTAGCAACAGCTCCAGGGATTTCATACTTAGCATCAAGTTCATCAAATAAACCAATCTTTTTATATGTATCAACAGCAGAATCAATTTCGGCAAATATTTTCTTCTCAACTTTCTTCTGCTTTAATATTAATTTAATATCTGCTTTAGAAAATCCAAGAATGTTTTCCATTACCCAAGTCCATGATGTAAATGAAGTAGAATCTGGTGCATAATATTCTTTTGCAACTTCTAATCTTGCCTTCATTGTCTCAAGCTTTAAAAGCTCTTGCTGCGTAGAAGGATTTGTAAGACTTAATGAGAAGTTATCAATATCATCTTTGAAGCCTGCAAAATACAAATGTATGTTTGCAATTCTTCTTAATTCCATTAAAACAATTTCTTGTATAGAATTTATTGTTCTAGAAAATCTTAAATCAGCCTGAGATAAAGTGCTACCACCTGGCATACTCTCTGCATAATTTAAATAAGTCTTAGGAACTTGTAATGAAGCAAATAGTTTATTTTGTAAATATTCAATATCCTGAATATCTCCTAAATTAGAAGCTCCAGGCAATGTATCAATTCTTGAAGATTTATCTCCACGAATAGGAATGAAATAATCCTCAGTAATGTTCATTGGATTATATTTCATATTTATGTTTCCAGTTTTCTGGTCAACAATTGGTGACTTCTTAATTTGGTTTTGAATCTTTTGAACATATTGTTTTACATCACCATCTTCTAAGTTACCGATTTCAATATAAAACACTCTTCTTTCTGGTGCTCTTGTAATACGATATACCAACATTGAATCTTCTGCAAGTTGTAATTGCTTCCATAACTTTCTTGCTGGGTCCAATATAGAACGACCATAAGGAAGTTTTTTTGTATCTTCAATTAATCTAAAGTGAGCAATCTGCCACTCTTCAAAATAATCATTTGTTGTTTCCCAACGGAATCTTACAGCGTTTGGTTTTCCTTCATAACCTTCTTCTCTGTGAAGTTCTTCTACTGGAAGTGTCATGAAATCATAAATACCATCATTCTTATCAATATGAAGATGTACAAAATAATCTCCGTATTTAATCAAATCTCTAATCCAAAGTTTAAGGTTGAATTCTATGTTCAAACGTTTATTAAATAAATCTTTTAATACATCTTTAACTCTAGCGTTCTCAGAATATACTTCAAGAATATTTCCTTTTTCATTTCTTGTTAAACACTCATCTCTAATAATGTTAAGTGCTGCAGCAATTTCTGGAGACATATCCATTGCTCTAAAATCTTGATAAGCTGAAATTCTATCAGTATCAAAATATAAAGTTCTTTGATATAAATTGTGTCCAATTTTATTTACTTGCCAATCTAAATATTCTTGTTGTATATTTTCAATTGCATTATCCTGATTTGAAATAAGTCCGCCACCTCCTTGAGATGAAAATTGTGCTGTATGTGGCATTTCAGGAGTTTTCCTTTTTCCGCCATTAATAGCGTCTAAAACACCTTGAAAAATGCTATTTTGATTATTTTGTTGCTCTTCTGCCATTTTATAGTAATTTTAAAAAATATAATTAAATCATCATCTAAAACAAATAGTTTATTAACCCATTAACCAACTTAGGTCATCTTCTGGTTCGTCAGTACTTGTGTTGTTTTGTATAAATAAACCTCCGCTTCCGCTAGGAACATCGCTTATTTCTTTCTTAGGGGTACCATCATCTATTTTACCAGTTGATGAGCTGTTTCCTATTGAAATAGCATCTAACATGCTCTTATACATATTGTTTGTAATTGCCACGTTTCCATATTCAGTATCTCTAATATAAAGGGCCAATCCTAATGCAAATATTAAGTCATCATTATAACCCCTTTCTGCTTCTGGCCTATCACCCTTCATAATAAATGTTGACATCTCGGCCACCAACCTTGGAGAGTTAAGAATTAAATTTCCCTCTCTCATATGTTCGATTATTGCCTTTATAATCAAAGGTCTTGACATTCTGGTTGTTTGGAAACCAGGTATTTCAACTCCTAAAGGAATTTTATAATCATAAGGCCTTACGTGAATATCTTGAGTGTTTTTAGAGTAAAATAAACGTCTGTAATGAAACTTATCTCTTAAATCTAAACCAACACTTAAACCAAATGAGTTCGCCTCTATAACCAAAAATGCTTCGTTGTATGTTCTTCCAACCCAATCTATCAAATAAGGTAATAAATCCACACCTATTTTGTCTTTATATTCAGCAACCTGTTCTAAAGTTTCTACATCTATAACTTGTATGGTTGAATAATCCTGTCCATCACCCCTGGCAACGTCAACTCCGACTATATAACTCCTTCCAGCAACTGCCCTTTTCCAAATATGAAAACTAGTTTCTTCTGTTACGAAAGTACCAGCCTTAACATCTCCTTTAAATAAAAAATCATATTTTAAATAAAGATATGGCTTAATTTTTCTTACAGCTTTTTCATACTTTTCTATCAAATTACTTTCGATAGCCAAATATTTAGACCCCTCAAATGATAAATCTAACTCTTGCGCAATTTTTACACTATCATAATTAAGTCTTCTACATTGTTCTTCATACCATGGGCTCCAAGGAACATCATTTCCTGATGGGTCTCTTCTCATCTCTAAACCGACTGATGATTGTGGATTTTCTGTCCAGTGAACATTTAAATGATTGAAATCATTTTCTCCATTTATAGAATTTACCCAAGTCTTATGATATAAACTTCCAGTTCCATTTGGAGTTGAAATCATTATACACTTTCCTTTTGTTGCAGAAAGGGCCATACCAGCACCCATCCAAATAGCCTGGTCATCTTTTATAAACGCTGTCTCATCCAATATAAGCATGGTCAAAGCTTCACCACGACCAGCATTTGGACTTGATGCCTTTGCTTCAACCCATGACTTATTTGAGAACTCTAATTTTGTTTGATTGTTTGTAACAACAGCGTCTGGCTGAAGCCACTTTGGTGTATTATCAATAAATTGTTTTACTGTGGCCAAGAACCTTCTTGCTCCAGCTCCATCATTGGCAATGATTAATATTTTTTCATCATATCTAAACATCAATCTCCAGGCAACATATCCAGCTGTAATAACTGAAAGCCCTGTTTGTCTTGACTTTAAAACAATGTTGTTTTGATATTTATGGAAATCTAATACACATCTTTCTTGATATGGGAAACACTCCATTTTCATTACTTTTTTCTGAACCGCATTAAAAACATGGCCATAAGTGTTGAGATAGTACAAAGGGCTTTTTATACATTTATACTTTTCTTTAAGTATATTCTGTGGGGTTAAAATCATAAATAACTCTAATTGTTTACAAATAAATAGGTTAGAATTATTTATATGCCATTATAGGCCTATAAAGATGTTTTGTTCGAATTCGCTATCTGGTCTGATATATACTGTGTTTGATACGAATATAACGTCTGTCATATTGTTTTTTGAATACATTTGATAGTCTCCAATAGTATCTGCTGACCAAGAGAATGTAAAAATTCCTCTAGTCCCATCTGTTAATGAATAAGATGGTGTTGACCCTGTGAATAATGTATTGTTTAAATATAAAACAGAATCAAACGTAGCCCCAGTTACTGGATTATTATCCAAGTCTAAAGAAAGTACGTTTTCATACGCTGTTTGTCCTGTTTTAATATTCATATTAATAAATATAATTTACTTTTTAAAGTATTGTTCTTTTAAATCTTTTTTTGCTTTCGTATAATTCCACGCATCAACAGCATGTTGTTTTTGCCCAAAAAAGAAATTTAATACTTTACTAAATTTTTTCCCAGACGGAACAAGCTTATCTTCTATTTGTAGTTTTCCTGTGCTAGCTGAAACTGAAATATTCTTTTGATTAAATGTTGTATTTTCCTCGGCAGTAATAATATCCTCAATTATCTCACCATTAACATTCCAGGTCAAATCAAGAGCATAAGCTGCCTCATATAATAAATATCCAAGAGCTGCAGCGAATCCGTCAATCATTCTCCACCAAAATTTAAAAAACATCCATTTGTCTTTACAGGTTATTGACATATAAATTGAATATACTAACGAATATACTGTACCAATAGACCACATTAATGTGGTGACTATCAATGCCCATATAAGAGCCCAAATACCTTCAAATAATTCTTTCATATTTTTATTTTAAAATGTTAATTGTTCTATTACTGCCACTTTTATTCCTTCTGTTAAATAAGCTTTTGTTGATGCGCTCACTGCATCTCTCAGTGGTTGAGTATAACCTTGTGAGAAATAATCCATCTGAATCTTTACAGAAGTTAATAAATCAAATGCATATGTTTGATTTAATGGTTCTCCGTAAATTGCTTTTAATCCAGACAATAATGTTGTTTTAGCAAATGAAACCATATTACCTCTTCTGTCAATACCTTCTTGAATACCTTCTTCAGGAGTATAATATTTTGTGAAATTCATTGTTAAGCCAGTCGTATTATCATTTAAAACCCAATTTGATGTCTGAGTTCTATATTGAACAATACCAATGTCATTTCTAGTATAATCTCTAAATTCAGAAACAACCAGGTCTGAATAGGTATCAGAACTTGCTATATAATTTCTATAATATTCAACTTGTCTTAACTCGCCTTTTATAATTGTTCTTTTTTTGTTTAACCCTAAAATATCATAATCAATCCTACAAGGATTTTCATTAGAATCATTTATTTTAAACCTCTTTTGTTCACAATAATTTGCATCATAAACATAGTTTGAAATCAGATCAGTTAATATTCCTTGTTCTGTGGGTGTTAAATTATTATAAAAACCAAGTGTAATATTAGAACTTTCACTTACAAAATATCCATCAATAACCTCTCCTTGATAGTTGGCTACAAGTTTTTTATTTAATTGAATATAAACTTCATTTAATAGTTGGTCTACATTAAATTGCGATATAGTATAATTATAGATATCCATTTTAAACTAAATTAGTTGTTAGTGTTCCTATGATAGATAAGGTTCTTCCAGATACAGACGCAGTTCCTGTTTGTGCAGACATTTGAATCTTGATTATATCTCCATTTGTTACGCCTGTTATGAACGCTAAAGAACTTGCATTCTGTCTAAAACTAGCCATTTGCGTAGCAGCGTTTGTATAAACTGTTCTTGCGTTTGTTATTTCTGTCGAATTAACCATAACCCTAATTGCTGTATTACCACCAGCGTTATTGTTATTAAAATTGGCATTGTAAAATATTTGATATGTTGTTGCTGATGATCCTAAATTTTTTGCAGTTAAAGTAGCTAAATCCACCAAAGTAGTTGTTACTGAAATAGTATTTCCAGTTTGGAAAGTCTGCATATCTAATTTTGTTGTACCACTTCCTGATGTTGGAGATACTGCCCAACTTGCATTTCCGCTCGCATCTGATGTTAATATATAACCAGATACAGGAGATACAGGAAATTTAAAACCACTAACAAATACAGATGTATTTGCGCTTAATGTTGTTGCAGATAGCGTTGTAGCATTAACTGTTCCTGTAAATGTTGCACCAGATAAATTCGCCTTGGTTAAATCTTGTTGATTTAACAGAGTAAAATAAGTCTGAAGATTTGTGTTTCCTGAGAATATTGTTCCGCCTGATAATGTTGTTGCAGATA